CTAAGACTACCATCATGGGGCAGATGGAGACTATATCCAAAGAATTTAAGGACGGGTCGGGTAACCCCGTGATACCCCCGTGGGCGCAGGCCCAACACCGCAGCGCAATGCGGTCAATCGCATTTAAGGGTATGACGGGCAGTGCAGCCATTGCGGCTAGTTCTAATGCTATCATGGAGGCCACCCTACCGATTGCGGAGAGTGAGGCAAAGTTCTTTCAGACACTCACTACTAAGAACCTAGACAACCGTCAGGCTTCTATCATCAATAAGGCAAAGACCCTAGCCAGCTACGACCTAGCCAACCTAGAGGAGAGATCCGCTGCCGCTGTTCAGAATGCTAAGGCGTTCTTGCAGATGGATATGGAGAACCTAGATCACGAGCAGGAGGCCGAGGTCATAAACACGCAGGAGCGTGTGGACGCTATGTTTACTGACGTAGCCGCAGAGAATGTGGCACGTAGGTTTAACATAGAGAGTGAAATAAGTAACCGACAATTCTACGAGAAGATGGACTACGAGGCTCAGGTATACAATGCCAGTGCCATTATGGCTACCCGTGAAGCTAATGCGGGTAGGCTGGATACTGCCTCACAGTTCAACATTAATAGAACATTTGAGCGGGATAAGTTTGAGGCCGAGATGGCACGGTATATCGACGAGAGCAATGTTAACTGGCGCCGTGAGGTATACAAGACAAATACGGTAATGCAGTTTGAGGCGGCCCAACAGGACGTAAGTAATGCCCTCGGCCTGACTACTGAGGGAATGAATAAGCTGTGGAACCGTGTGGACATGCAGCTAGACTACATATGGAAGTCCGCCGAGGCCGACGAGCAGCGGGACTACGATCTAATGATGGCAGAGATGACCGCAGACTCAAATGCCAAGGGAGCCAAGAAGTCGGCTATGGGATCAGTAGTGGGTTCCGTTTTGGGGGGCCTATTCTCCGATGAAAAACTCAAGGACAACATTAAGTTTGATGTCACACTAAGTAGTGGGGTTAATATGTATACGTGGGATTGGAATGAGGCCGCTAAGAAGTTGGGAGCGGACACGCTACCTAACTTTGGTGTCATTGCTCAGGAGATACAGAAGACACACCCCGCCGCTGTCCACATGAGCGCCGAGGGTTACCTCAAGGTTAATTACGGGAAGATAGATTAATGGATTTTGTTGAGGCAGTTAGGGTATCCGCTAAGAAGTACCTAGAGGGGCGTCTTGAGATGCCTAACACCGAGGGACTAGACGGTGACAAACCTATGTTCACGCTAGAGTTCTTTGATGACTTAGAGGAAAAATTACTCAAGGACCCAATAAAGGATGAGGAGTTACTAGATGAAGATTAATCCAAAACCCTCCCTTAAAGGCCCCATTAATGGAGAGAACTTTACGTCGGACACACGGAACTATCCGTGGCATAGGCCGCCAGAAAACACTGGCCTGAATGAGGCCATCGACAGATCTATGAAGGATATGGAGGAAGAAAAGGAACAACAGATCCTATACTCCCTGCTAGACCTTGAGATGCCCGTTAAGAACATCGTGTCTAACTTCTTACAGCGCAAGATAATACGTGGGATAATTCCCATCGACCTCGCCGTACTTATGGCGGGTCCCATAGCGAGGTATATAGAGATACTGGCTAAGGACAACGGCTTCACCCCTGACATGGATATGGAAAGCACCGACGCACCTATTACGTCTACGTCGCTACGTCTACGCATGGGTTCCGACGAGGAAGTTAAAGAAGACCTTGGTGTGAATGACGATGAAGCCCTGACAGACGATATAAGCCCCGCTGAGGGCATGGAAGAGTCTCCCGAGGGGGTAGGTGGCCTAATGGCTCCTATAGCCTCTGAGGGGCCTCCTGTGGCCTCTGCGGAGGAGCAGGCGTCAATGCTAGGCGAGACAGAACCGGAGGGTGGGATGATGTCCAACCCTAATCAGGAGGAATTGATGGTATGAGTTGGAGAAATGGCGGCAGCTTAAAGAGTGCAGATAGCTTTGCTACAGGGTTTGCTGCGGGTTTTGTCCCCGCCTATCAGTCCAGCCTAGACCATAAGCGTGATAAAGAGAAGATGGCGATGCAGGAGGAGAAGGACATGCGCCTGCTCCAAGAGCGTGAGCGTTTGGCCCGCCAGAGGAAGGGAATGGGCCGTGCGGGAGGATTAAGTAGTCAAGACAAGAAAGACGCTAAGAAGGTAGCCTCGTCGTGGAGTAAGGCGTGGTCAATAGTTAGGTCTCACGGCATCCACGCCTCCCAAGAGAACCTAGACTTTATATTTAATAGAATACATGGGAGCGACGGAGACGGGTCTCAGGCGATAACGGCGTTGCGTAGCGACATTGAAAACATGGCTATAACCTTTCCTACTACCGGGAATTTACTGCCTGATCCAGATCATCACGTCCCTGACCAAGGTGGCGACCCCGTAAGTACGAATGCTCCGATAAAGGTTTCGCCTGAAGAAGATAACGGGAACCTAGCTACCCCCGTACCTTTTGATAATAGTAGTGACAGCGGCGGGGGCGGAGCCATAGGAGAGACAGCGGCAATACTTAGTGATGTTAAGCCCATTGATGAACCAAAACTGGAGGGCGGTCCTCCAGAGGTTGTGGCCCAAAGAGAAAGAGACGCCATAGACCCCGCAAGAGAAATAGACGAAAGCAATGGCCTACAGGTGGCGTCGTTGGGCAACAGTGCCATGCTTGAGGTGGCCTTGGGAGAAGACCCAGAGAAAAACATAGTCGCTACGGCAGACGCTATTAATGCTAGTGTTACTAATGAGTCTGATGAGTCACCGTATTACGGGACAGACTTAAATACGATATTTGGTCTTACTGACCAAGAGGACCCTAATTATATTCCCCTGACTAATATGGCGCAGGCTAGGGTGCTATCGCAAATTACCATGTTCCCCCATGTGGAGCAAATAAATCAGATAAAGGATATAAGCGCAGTAGAGCGTAACTTGGCGGCCTTGGGAACACGTACCGACGAGGCCGCTATAGAGATGCGTCAGAAGTTAATACGGCTTAGAAGAACCTATGCAGCCAACGGCCTACCCAAACCGCTTGAGATGACCCGTGAGCAGGCAGTGCGGTTTGCTGAGGGTGGGTATCAGGAGTATATAAATAAGGTGCCGCCTGATGTGCTACAACGTGCGGTAGAGCAGGCTACTAAGGTAGCTAAAATGCCCACGGAAGCTCTGGCCTACCCCGCTACGTTGCAGGAGCAGCAGTTGATGATGACTAACGCTCAAAAGGGGATGTATGGCCCACCCGAAATGTGGCCTGACGGCTGGATGTCGGGTTTAGCCGAAGTGATGCAGAAAACTAAATTGCAGGAGACGTTTGGCCCCACACTAAATATAAAAACCCTAAATGAAATGTCTATACCTGAACTAGAGCATCTAAATGCCACCATTATTAAAAGTGGATTTACTGACGGAGTGCCTCACCCGCTAGTGCAGGACACTCTTACATTTATGAGGGCCGTAAAGGAGAAAAATGAGTATTCAGGTCTTACGTCCGGTGTAAAAACTTCCGCAGATACCACGGTAATAATGAATAGGCTAGATACTGAAAATGCCATGGCACTGTCTAAGGGCCTCCCACTACCTCACGACGATAATACACTGGCGGCTGTAGCCGCCTTGCATGACTCTCTGCTAGGACAAGAAGAACACGCCAGAGCCGAACGGTATTCTCCGCAGAGTGTTGGGACTTTGCGTAAGGCCGTAGTTCTGGTTAAAAACAAAAGAACAGGAGAGATGGAACCCGTACTTCGTAATGTTAAACAGGGTACGACGATGTCAGAGTGGGAACCCCTACCGAATGCAGATTGGTCCGCAGATAACTATGTGGCGTGGGCCGACACTGAAGCCCTTAAAGCGTTGGACAACTGGAACAACGACGTGCAGATCGAGCGTAGGGAATTAAGAGGCAAACAGGCAGTTTTACGCAATACTCTGCAAACAGTTGACCGCATGAGTCAAATAGTTGATGAAACAGGAGGTTCCGTACTACAGGCGGGCGCCGCAGTAGCCCAAGCGGCAAATACGCTGGCCTTTGGTGGCGCATCAATAGCAGATGTAGTTGGGGAGTGGTTTAGTGCCAACCCAAGTGCCACAGAGATAACCGAGGCACAGCTAAACGCCGCCATGTCCCAGTACAATCGGGGATTTCAGGGCAATTATACAGATTGGGTCAGGGATAGCCTACCTACAAGAGAACTGGGTGCGCAGAGGGCTAGATTTGAGGGCCTAGCCATACTGGCTACGTTCAGGTTGGGTGCGGCTAATGACCAGACGGGTCAGGCCATGTCAAATAAAGACTTTGAGCGGCTATCTTCGGTATTAACTGGGACACAGACCGTACAAGACTTCGAGCAGAAAATGCACGACTTCGTAAATCCTCTAATTCAGGAGGAGAGGGCGTTACAGGGAGATCTGGACTACAAGCGAGAGGGCTTTACTTCAAGCAATGGCTTCGTCCCAGAGAGAAAGGTGCGGCCTATGGCTGAAACCCTTGAGGGTTCCGACATGGCCCGTGGGGCATATGATCGCTACTCAGAGGCCTTCCAGTATGAGAACCCCGGGTCCTCTGAATATACGGAGGAAGTCTATAATAAGGTATATAACGCCGATGAAAAGGATCAGATAGGTATATGGAGGGAGTCTGTGTATGAGCAGTTCACAAAACTAATCGCAAGGCCCGACACTACTGAAGAAGACCTTAAGGAATCAGTAGCGGCGTATGCGACAGTTATTAAGGGCTTAGATCCCTCGCAACTCTATGGCTACCTTAAGGGGAGATATGATGAGGAGGCGTCGGGACAATGAATGAGGCTGAACTGAAGGAAAATGGAATGTGGGTAGAGCCACCCACGTTAGATGATTTAGCTAAGACGGTAGAAACCCAAGAAGTGTCAGAGGAGCCTGAACACCTCCCTAATCAAATCCAGAGTACCGAGGACGACACGGTAGATCCCTCTGACGAATATTTGTCGGGCATGACCCCCGAGCAGCTACAGACTTTTAATGCCATGCCCGAAAAGGCACAGGAGACGCACCGCCGTCTAAACCTTAATGTAATAGCCTCTCCAGAGGCCCGAGCAAAAACTGATAACATACGCCCCGAGCCGGGCAAGAACATACAAAACACACAGGGTTCTTCGCAACTTTCATGGCAGAGCCTGTATGGCGGAGAGCAGGTAGATGCTCCGAGGCCTACGGCATATCCCGTTCTTGATTTTGCTGCCGACATGGCAGACACAGTTGGCTTTGAGGAAACCGCAATCCAGAGGGGACGAGATAAGCGAGATGCGAGGGAGGGCGCATGGTTTGATGAGGCCATGAAAATATACGACGATATTCCCGGGCATTATAGGACCGTTGGGATAGGTCCCCTACAGAACGGCATAAAAATACACATGAGGCAGGTACGAGACCCCGAAACGGGTAAGGGGATGATAGGCGAGGACGGCAGACCCGTAATGGAGGCTATCGAAGTACCCAAGCCTAACACACCCGCAGGGGCTAGGCTGGTAAAGAACGTATTTAATAATATATATGGTAACGTCAGGGGCCTCATCGAAGAGGGTAAGTTATCTGGGATGTCTGATGCGGTACTTAATACTCCCTCAATAGATTCGTCTCCGGGAGAACGCATTATTGACGAAATCATCACCTTCGGCCTTCCCGCTGTAGGTGCGACTAAGGGAGTTAGCGCAGGATTCAAAGCTCTAGGCATTGGTCAGGGGGCGCAGGCAGGTCACAAGGCTTGGCTTGCAAGACTTGCCAAGTATAGTGCCATTGCCGCTGCTACAGCGGGGACGGATACTCTTATGAGTGAGGCGGGTACGGACGGCTTTTTTATTAGTGACAAACTGGTAGAGAGTACGTTTAAGGAGGTGGGGTACGAAATTAGCCCTGAAAGTGCAAAGGATACGGCACTGTTCCTAGACGCCCTAGTTTGGACAGGCGGTGCAGATACATTACTTAAGGTACTTAAGCCTGTCTTTGGGTTTTTTGGTACAAAAGGTAAGGCGCTAAGACGGCTTGCTAGTGATCCGTATACTGTTAAGCAGGCAGAAAACGCTACTGTCCTACAGGTCATGCTTGCCCTAGATCCTACTATTGGAACTGCATCTCCTAGAATGGCCCGTGAGAAAATGAAGGCCATGGCGAGAATGTTTAACGACAATGCCATCCTTGATTTGTCGATAGGCGACGTTACGGGTCAGGTGCAGAGAGACGGGGCTACCACAGTCCTAGCGGGCGCACGGGCCTACGTAATAGAAACCATGAAGAGTCCAGAGGGTCTTGAGTACGGTAGTGACGCCTTTAATCAGTGGGTAGATTCAGAGGCCGCTAGGATGGGGCTAAGTATGATGTCCTTCTCTAGGGCTATGACCGCTGCTCCAGAAGTCCTTGCCCAGAAGTCGGGGATGGCTGACGGCGTATATGACTTAATACAGAGGGCGGGGCGGCACGAAATACCCGAGGGCATAACGGACTACGAGGCATACTTTCGCCAGCAAATGGATACACTGGTTGCTCCCATGCAGAGTAAACGGGAGGGACGCCGCCAAGAGATAGGCACCTATGAAAACGATATAGGGGTGCTTGAGGATGAGATGTCCACGCTTCTGACCGATAACTCCACGAATATGGAGCTACAGCAAGGATTTAGGCCTGAGCTTCCTAGTACGTTAGTACCGGATTCAAGAGCGGCGGCTAATACTATAAGTAACGCTGGCATGGATAGTTTTAATGCCGACTTGGATAATATATGGCAGTCTTACGGGGCTATCAAAGGCGTAGCCCCTATTGATGCGAGTGGCATACAGTATTGGCTAAAAGAGATCACTAAAAACAACAATCGGCTAGACGCTTCAGGAGAGCAGGGTAAGGCTTTAGTTGCAGACATTAAAAAGGGCTTCAAGCAGAGACCTCTGAGAGACGGCGTAGAGGGAATAAACATTTCAGGCCAAGGAGTAACTTTTGAAACTGCCGAGGAGGCGTTATACCACATAAGTAACGACGTTAAATATGAGGACTTGGTAAAGCTGGCCCGAGACCTAGAGGTTAAGATAAGTTCCGAGCAAAACCCCGAACTTAAGAAGTCTCTGATAGGTCTTAAGAACCACCTACTATCGGCAGACCCACCAAAGTTTTCTGAACAAAACCCGAGAGAGATACTAGTACCCGCAGGACAACTCTGGAACCAACTACAGGCTTCGGGAGGGGCGACTACACGGGATCAACTAGAGGCCGCTAAAAATGCGTACGCTACCTTTAAGTCCAAGTGGGAGTCTACTCCCACCATGCGTATTATCGCTGGTGATATGGCCGATGTACGTAAGGGGAGAAACTACCCACACGTTGACGGACAGCCCAGCGAACACGGGGTTAGTGCGTTGGAGTCCACTTTCGTAGAGACCCTACCCTCTATGGCACAGGACCCTACCCTAAACAGAATTGAGGCCCTAAAGTTTGCCCTAAGAGACATCCCAAGGGAGGATTGGAAAACCGTAACGGCGGTACTGGAAAATACTGTTAAGAGAGACGTGGCCGCTGCGTTGGCCTCGGGTGACCCAAAGCAACTTTCCGCCGCAATGGCTCATATTAATAACAATGCCGCCCTACTAGAATCCATAGGCAGTAATCTTGAGGCCGAGGTGAAGTCCATGATTAAGGAAGTAGAGGGCGGCGTAGAAAGAGTAGGTAACCTGTCGAGGGTAGCGCAGGACAACCTCGCTGGTGCAAAGGAACAATTAAAACAAACAAATGAAGACATCCTAATTAAGTTCCTTGATACAGGCGATTCCGACAATCTAGTGGGCAACCCTGTGTCGGTATTGCAGGGCATACTGTTTGGCGATCAGGCGGGTGACCAGATGAGAAAGCTATACCAGCGAGTGGATAGGCTACCGCAGGCTCAAGCGGAACTTGTGCGGGGCGCATTGAAGGAGCGGGTGTCAGACATACTGACAGACTCCCTCCGAGGGGCCACTGCCGGCGCACTTAGGGACGGTATGCCGCTAGGGGCCACTAAGGGGGGGTGGCTTAAGTCTATTACAGACCACAAGTCTAATGACGTTCTGGGGGCTATGGAGCAGGTTTACGGAGTAGGTAGCGACGAGTATAAGGGATTTGCGGCGTCTCTGAATGCGCTAATACAATCGGAGGCGGTAACTAACTACAGGATGGCTAAGTTTGGAGAGACTGCGGCTAATGTTAAGCTAAACCAAGATATGGAGGAGTCCGTCGGTACGGGTATTCTATTCCTATTTGGTTATATGAACCCCACCGCCGCCGCTGTGCGTAGGCTTACTTCCACTCAGGTAACCCAATCTCAGGATCTAGCTAAACTAGTAGGGCGTGACGTATTGCTGGCCGCTGTGTCTAACCCGCTAGAGTTTGGGCAGATGATTACCCGAATGAGAAAAGCCGAGACACCCTCCGCAAAGAGACTAATAGCACGGACATTTGGCGAGACAGTAAGTCACGGCGTAGGCTATGACATACGCACGTCTACGCCTGAAGAACGTGGATACACGGGGAGTAGATCTAACAATATAGTAGAGACAGTTGCACCCCACCTCCCATAAGAAAAAACCCCGCCAGCGTTAACTGGCGAGGCTTCTCGAAAGGTTCAAGCAGTGACCAAACTGCATGAATATTTATTATAGTATACCGCCCCCACAGTCAATAGGCCGTGGGGGTTTTTTTACGTTAAAGTGAAGACAAAACTAGCGTCGCTAACGGGTATGTTATAGAACTTCTCGCCCCGACCTATGGTACGGTTTGGGACCTCAATAACTGGCGCCCTACGCACGGCCTCTCGGCCTATCACTGCGGCGTGAGTACGGCTGGCATTGAAGATCATAAACTTGGTAGGCCTATCTAGGAACTTAGTCTTGCGGTACGGTACGTGGAGGGTGTCGTAGGTAAACTCTGAACCGTGCCACACCCGCTTAACCTCAACCTCGACGTAGACCCGCTTACCGCCCTTCTCGGCAATAAGATCCACGCCATACTTGTCGGGGTTGTCTCTAATGTCCCACCCCAAGCTGGCCCACCAAGACTTTGCCGTATCCCGTGCGGGGTCATCAAACTTGTCATGGTGGGCCTGCTCAAACTTCTTACGCATAGCGCACCTTTTGCTGCTCAAAGTAGGCCTCGTTGAAGCCCCGATTCCACTCCTTAGCCATTCGGCTGGCGGGGTCGTAGGGGCAGTCTAGGGCGCAGTCAAAGAACGCCTCATAGCCTTCGGTATATACTTGCTGGTAGTAACTTCCATAACTCATGCGCTTATATCCACTAATTCACAGAAATCTCCGCTACAGGCTAGGGTTTGGCTAGACACTGTGGTGTCCTCCAATTCAAAGTCCGATAGCTTTGACCAATCAATCTTCTTAGGCATTAGCCCCAGTAGTGTGTGGTAGTCAGACGATCCACACTCCTGATAGGGGGCCTGTTGATATGTGTGATTGGAGTAGGGTAGGAATGACACTCCCGACATCTCGTCGAAATGCTCATACACAAATGCACCCACCTCTAGCCACTCAGAGTCCCTCACGTTTATAGTTACGGACGGCTTATGCTCACACCAGTGCCTCTGATAGATTAGCCACGTCTCTAGTTGCTGTATGGCCGTGCGGTCTGCCGTAACTATGGCACCCTCGGGAGCCTTCATAGGAAAGCTAAACACGGTGGTCTGGTCTGGATTAAAGGCCTCTGGCTCATTAGGTATGCCCGCAGACTTCATCATCTGCGTGAGGGGGTCCTTGTTATCGCCCCGCACAGTCCTGACGTAGAATGGGCTGTGGCGTGGGTGGATGCCCGACGCACTGTCCACTAGCTGTGATACAGTCCCACTGGGCTTAACACACGTTATAGCCGCACTCTGGGGTATGCCTAGCTTATCCGCCCAGATGGCATTAGTGTCCACGGCGTGTTGCTTCAGGTCCTCTAGCAGACCCTCTAGGCCCTCGGTAGTACCGTTGAGTAGCGTACTGTCCATAATGCCCGTTAGGGACACCCCTAGAAGCCGCTCCTCCTCCGCATTGCGGGACCAGTGCTTACGCAGGTAGGGGAACTTAGTGTACATGGATTGGATAGTACCAAGTATGGTGGCTATCTTAACCTTGTGGTGTAGATCCTCTACGCTGTCAGTAGCACGTACCACTACCTCACTTAAGTTACACGTACCCCCATTTCGTAATATGATTTCCGAGCAGGGGTTTGTCCCAAAGTGATCATACTCCTCCCTACGTCCGTTTTTAGCTGCCTGTTTAGCTGCCGCCTGACGGTTGAAGATACCACGCTCACCAGACCCGCTCTCAGCTAGGGCAGTCCACTCACGTAAAAATGACATGGCATTGGGCTTCTCGGTGTAGGCCACGGAGTTGTTTGCTAACGCCATGTGCGGCGCCGTATTCCACCACTCGCCGCTCTTGGCGTGTCGCATACGGTCATCCGACAGGTTGCTAAGAGAAATCATAGCCGACCGGCGTACTCCGCCTACGACTACTATCTGACCGACCTTACACATGAGGCTGTGGCACTCATAGCTGGACAGCTTACGGCCAGCGGCCTCTCTGAACGTATTAATAGTGTAGTTAAACAGGTCTACCAAGGGTGCGGGGCCTGACGCCCGTCCCCCAAAGGTCTTTAGTCGTGCGCCCGCAGGTCGTACCTTGCTGACGTCATAGGTGGGGATCTCCCCCGCATAGAGCATCGAGATAAGCAGACGGTAGGCCTTGGCCCACCCCTCCTTGGAGTCCTTTACTACAATAGTAGTGTCGCTATCCCATAGCGTCTCGGGGATCTCGGGCAGCTTCTTAATATACTGACGCTCACAGCTAAACCCTACGCCCGTCCCACAGAGCAAAATGAACATAGCCTCGTCGAAGGCCTTGGGATCATCAATAGCCAAGTAAGAGCAGTTATACATACAGGTATTATCCCGCAGAGCCGCTGGTCCCGCTGTCATCAAGGCCCTCATCGAGGGCATCACATCCAGACCCAGTATGGCAGTGCTTATCTGGTCCCCGATGTACGGGTCCTCACTATCTAAGTGCGGCCCTACGACGCTATCCATATAGCGGTCTACGGTCTCGCTCCACGTTTCACGGCGGCCCTCTTCCTCAATCCAACGTGCGTATCGGCTAGTCGCAATGAAGGTCTGGTAGTCGGTGGGTAGAAAGTTATTCATCGATAGTCTCCTGATCCGCCGATGACCCCTCGGGCCTTACGGTCTTTAAGTTTTGCTAAATTACGTCGGGCGGCCTCGTCCATGCAGACACCGTTGTCTGTGAACCACTGGCTGATATTCCAAAGTATATCCCCGCCCTCCAGTGTCATGTCATCAATCCAATTAGACGGTAGGTTGCCGTCGTTATCCCTCTGGACCTTGGAGAATTTACTAGCTACCTCACCTAACTCACCCATCAGGGCTATTAGTGGATATGTCTTGGAGTATTTTTTATCGTAGATTGCAAACTCTCGGGATTGCTCTTGGTATTTCTTAAAGTCCATAACGTCTTCTCTTATTAGGGGTTTCCATGGTTCCTCCTGCCACTTGCAGGAGAGGCTAGTGTCGTAGGTGAGTAGAAAGCGGTGCTTTCGGTTTCGTGGTCTCCACTCACCAGAGAGACCCTTCACAGGCCCACGGCTGTGCTTAACGAAGGTGTGATCGGGCTGCTCTATCCAGAAGTCTTTTTTGACTGCGGATAGGCCGTAGTAGGAAAAGTTAGACGCAGCGTAGACTGTGCCTTCGTGAAAGCCCTCGTCAGCGTATGACAGGACTGAACGTACCGTGTAGTTAGCCCGCAACAGACGGACGGCCCTGCTCACAAACCAACTTGCAAGGTTATGCTCCTCACTCTGGACGGTAGGAGATAGCACTAGCCGTGATAGCTCCCAGAAGCCCTCCTGCTCCGTACGGGGAAGTCCAAAGCAACCCTGAAGCAACTCGGGGACAGGCCAGCCAGTGAATATACATACACCGACTAGCGTCTCGCCCTTATACAGGCCCACATTGCAACCGCTCTTGAACCCCTTAGAGATCTTAGACAGGTAGTGGTACTTCTGTAGGAGAGGTACACACGCTGCCTTAGATACTAAAGAGATTTTGTAGTCTGCCTTACTCATCGTCAGCTTTCTTATGCTTAACCTTGCGGCCCGTTTTCTTACGGCGGTCTGCGTAGGTTCTAGTGCGCAGTGCGCCCAAAGATTTTAGGAAGGATGAAGGGTCCCGACGCTTAACCGTCAGTCGGGGCCTTCGGCGTTTCATTAGAGTTCGTCTAGGTATCTATTGAGATACCAGATCGCCTTCTGTGCATCTTGGCCCTCGTTGCCCTTGTGGGGCATCCGCCAGAGATACTTAATTGCGGTGCCACGGCAGTAGGCCTTAAAGCCTTCCGACCCTAGTGCCGCACGGATAGCCTCAATGGCCTCTATGTCGCCGTTGTTATAGTGGGGCGGGGAGTTAACCATATCCGCCATCAGTTCATCCTCGTCTTGATGTCTACTACCTTCTTATCGGCCATAGCGTCCCGCAATTCTTCCGCAGGCTCAAATGCAATACCCTCGGCCTCGTCCTCAAGCATCTTGGTGTAGATCAACATATCTCCCATGCGGGCCAGCATTTCGGGATTATTGGCAAGGTGATACTGAAGCCCAAACAGGACTGACGTGTAGAAATCGCCTACCTCGTCTAACTCTCCGCTGTCCTCACCAAAGGTATGGGCCATCTTAATGTTCACGTCTTCGTCGTCCAGTACCTCCAGAGATAGCTGGAAGGAGTTGGGTGGTAGCTTAGGTGTTTTCATGGTTTTTCCTAATTAGGTTAAAGAATGCGGTGGCATCGATGACAGCCAGTGGCTTCCGCCTGTCACCCTTAATAAAGGCTATCGGTTCAGACCCGTCAGGAGCATTGGCCGTGGCCTGTTCCAT